AACTCTCCAGTGTCTTTTAACGTGATGTGGTCTGTCCTGCCATCGTTGCCCAAACTTCGCGCTAAAGGCTTGTAGTATTGCACCGTTATCGTGGCATATTCACCCAAAGAACGACCTTCACTATCTATACCGCCCTCGTACATTTGCTCTAAATTGAAATCAATTATCTGCGCTTGTACGTTGCTATCTTTCAATATTTTAACAAACAATCTGTCCGCCTTAGTTTCAATGCGACTAATCTTTTTCAATAAATCCGCTAAGGCCTTCATTGTTTACTTATCGCTTTTCTTTTTCTTCTTAGGCTTTACTTGTAGGTCTGTGTTTGCTGGCGCTTCTTTTAACGCATCCTCTGCCCACACTATACCTTTCGCTTTGCACTCCGCTTTTAAGGTCGCCCAAATCTTATCTAAGCCATCAGTAAGTTGTGGAGTGCCTTTGTATATCGATACAAATTCATCTTTAGTTAAACCAGCAACACCGTAAAGCGCGAAGGTTACACCACCAACTTTTAAAAATTCATTTTCTGCTGCCATTTTTTTAGTTTTAAAAAGGGAGAGCCGAAGCCCTCCCCTTAGTGTATTATATTGTAATAGTATTCGCTGTTACTGCTGCAAAGTTGTAACCGTCTTTAGTGATGGTTAAACGAAGCACATCAGCAACCGTTTGCGAAGCAAAGTTGATTTGATACGTTCCATCAGGACTTTCAGCAATAGATGTAATAGTTACCGAAGCACTATCAGTTACATTGTAAAGAGCCATATCACCAGCAACCAAGCCTTCAACTAATACAGGGTTCAAGAATGAACCGTATTGTGTTTTCAAAGTCGCTTTGAATGATGTTTGACCGATTGCGCTGTATGTTGAAGTAACATCTAATAAGCCGTTTAACAAGCTAATATCTGTGCTCATTTCGTCTGCTTCCAATGTTCTCAATCTCTCATCTTGTACATCTAAATGCCAATCGAAAGCTAAGTCAATTTTTTGAGTCGTAGCACCTGAGCCAGTCTTGATTAATTTAGCAGAAATAGATCCGTTGTCGATTCTAATTGGCGCCAAGTAACCATCATTAATCATTTCACCTACTAATTGTTTTGATTTAGTAATACCAAACAAGCCCGAAACTTTACATTTCTTATCGTTTATCTTACCAACCATTTGAGGAGAAACAGCACCAGCGTTATTTCCTAAAGTAGTAATCATTGTTTTAACTGAACGAATACCAACTTGTCTTTCAATTTTAGTTTTGTCATCAAAAGTTTCAAAGTCAGAATCTGCGCGCTCATCTACCATGTTCTTAACGAACGGCAATGGATACCAGCGTAAAGTTTCATCAGCGTTATTTACCAATGCGGTAAAATAAGCTAAGTTAAATGTATCTGTCAAATCAATTTCATTGATAGTACCATCGTTTTTAAAGTACGATACTTCGATGAATTTCTCTACCACTTCCATGATAGGGGTACAGCCAAACCCTGTGTTAGCGACTGTAAGACTGCAGCAATTTGCCATAATTTTAAATTTTAAAAGTTATTATTTATTCATCAAATTTAATTCAATTTATAATTGCCAATTTTTTTTGTTAGCAATACCCACCGCAATCGGTCGGCTTTCTTAATTCAAGCGATATTCTCAACTCAACACCACTCAACTTATCCTCAAACAATGTTGATTCAAAGCCTTTGTTGTTGACGTAAACACCAAAACGCGAAAGGTTAGTTAATTCGTAATCTCTTATCTGCTGAACTCTAACTTGCTTATTCAACGTATCAATATAATGTTGAACCAATCGTTGCATAGGCTTGATGCTATTCGTGTAAAAGTCATCAACTTCCCACGCTTCAAAGTTAGCGTGAGTTAAAAAAAACAAACGCAAATCACTAACGCGTTCAAACTCATCAACATCTTCATTGAACCTTTCGCTAAATATTTCAAGCAAATAAACCAGCGGTGTTTTCTGTGTATCGAACTGCCTTTTAGTTAAAGTAATGTTGGTTTCTTTAACCGTTCCATGAAAAAAGTAAACCGTTGGCAACGTGAATGAATTAACAACTATTGCAGCACTACCACTTAGAGTAATCACACAGCCCGAAATCGAACTTACGGTGTAATCATTATTCCCTATCGATAGCACTATGCTTGGTTGAATCCATTTAACATCATCAACGGTAATGGTATAAACGCCCGCGCTTGGGTTACTTGTTGCCGTAATTGTTACGGTCTTATTCACCGCAGTTAGTACGCTATTCAAGTAATCTATTATATCTGTTTTATACATCATAATATCGCGCTGTATTTAGGTTGTAATTGCAAGCCATCGTACTCAGGATATGTTGCCGCGTTCACGTGAATATAGTATTGAACCGCCTCCCAATCGGATATGATTCCATTGTGTCTAATCTCGCCCATACGCGCTGCATTCTCTCCCGTCATTACTATACCTACATCGGCTAAAGACTTAGCAACACCGCTCTGTGAATGATGCGCCTGAGTACCTTGTACGTATAAGCAATAAATAATGCCTTTCAATATTTCTTTCATCCCTCTACTCTCGAATATTCTGCCCTCTGTATAATACTCTTGCAATAGACTAACACCGTTATTTAAGCCACTTACTTGAATTGCCAAAGGGTTAAACACATTAAGGTATCTCGCACCAACTGGCGCGTAGTTTGTTACCGATGCAATGAACAAGTCGCCTAACTCTAAGCCTAACAATTTACGAATGTATGTCTTTTCAAACTCATCAATATATGCCTGTAATATTGGTGTAGTGTATGTTGTTTGAGCGATGTAATAAAGCCCAGTGAAGTCTGTTGTTTTAACTAATATTGATGCCATAATTATAAATTTATCTTTAAAAAAAAGGTGGGTTTTTTACCGCCCACCTCCAAACAAAACAAACAAACAAAAGTGTTTTTTTAGATTATTTCGGCAATACCTTTCGCTACTAATAACGAAGCAATATCGCCGCTTTCTTTATACACCTCACCTTTTTTAAGGTGTTGAGTATCTTTGATTATTTTAATTGACACGTCGCCAACAATAGCAGCAACTTCTGCAACTTCGATAACCTCTACTTCTTTTACTTTCTTAGCCATTTTTTATAGTTTTAAAATTAAAGGGTGAGGTGTTTTAATTCCTCACCCTATTAATTATGCGTTTAACGCTGTTTTCGCAGTTGCGAATGAACCAGTAACCAAAGATAGAACTCTGTTAGACGGCACGTAGCAAACTAATCTCATTTCCGCAAGGATAGTGATTAAGTTTTTAGTGAAATCATCATTCTCATGACCCATTGAGATAGTAGCATCTTGTCTCATTCTCACGTTAACTTGAGAGAAATCACCTAATAAGAAAGTACCAGCAGTTATGCCAGTATTTTTAATTACAGGGATGCCAGCAAAAGTAGTAACACCGTTGTTTACTACGAATAATGAAGGTGCAACATAACCGTTATCAGTTGCTTTAGTCAACTCCATGAATGTAGCATCTGTTGGGTGCAATACGATTGCAGAAGGTAAGTAGTTAGCAGCCTCAACTTGGTTGATTGCAGTGCGCAATACATCGAAGTTGTTAGCAGCAGTTCCAAACGTACCAGCAAAAGAACCAGCAGCATAAGTAGTTGATTGAGTAATGATACCATTCAAGTTCGGAGTAGTACCGTTACCACTTAATACACCGCTATCAGCTTTCAATGCAATAAGTTCAATTAAGTTGTTTCTGATTTCTGCTTCCATGAAAGCAACATCGTCTAACATCTCCATTGATACTTTAGTGTAAGCCGTTACTTTTTCTACTTTCGCAGATTTTTCGTTTACGTCGAAATCTTCTTGAGTCTTAGCAGCACCTTCCGCAGTCATGCCAGCAGTACCAGGATCATTGTTAGCCATCTCAGCCCATTGAACATACATCTTGTCAGTACGACCGAAGTTAGTAAGGTCAATGATGAAAGGTCTTCTTCTCTTAGTTGTTACCAAGCCAGTTGAAAAAGAAGCTAATTGATAAGGAATTGAGTTAGTACCAACAGCATCGATGTTAGCAGTGGTCATAGTACCAGCAGCTTTAACATTCATCTGAGCGCTAAACCCTTTCTTTTTCATGTTAGCACCGTTTTCTTTAACGATTGCTCTGTAACCGTCAACGAATAAGTCAGCAAGTGATTTGTAAGATTCTGTTTTCTCTACGGCTGCCTCATTAGCTGCTTTCAATTTAACAATCTCACCGTTCACTTCGCTTTTTAATTCTTCTTTAGCTGCTTTAACTGCCTCTAATTCGGCTTTTAAACTTGCTACTTCGTTTAATGATTCGGCTTTCACCGCATCAAGTTTTTTACCAACTTCAATGTTGATTGCGTCAACTAACGCTTTTTGGTCTTGTGCTTCCATTTTTTAGAAATTTAGATTTTTAATGATTTGATTTACGTCGAATTTTGGCTTTATCGGTTCGCTTGATTTTGCTTCGCTCGGCACTTTTGCAAGTGTGGGCTTATCAAAGGTTTCAGCTACTTCAATCTCTTTTAACACTTGTTTAATCTGCTTTATTTGCAGTTCAAGTGTGTGCATCATATCATCAGATTGAGAGCCGTTTTTAACGGTGTGCATCAACTGATTTAATTTGCTGTCTAATGCTAATGTTATTGATTCTTTGTTGCCGCTCTTAACGCCTAAGAATGGAGTTAAAGAGTTTGCACCGAAGGCAACAGTTGAACCTTCGAAAAGGTTTATTTCTTTTACTAAGTATAAGTACCCGAACTTCTCCGCTTCTTGTGGGTTTACCAGCTTGCTCAATACTTCATTCCACGCAACGGGGCTTTTCTCTGCCTCTATTAAAGAGAGTTGATTGTACTTAAAGCCGATTGAATGATTGTCGTATATGCCCTCTTTATAATTGATAAGAGTATCATTCCCAAGTGTTGTATTGGCAATCTTAGATTCAAAATAAATACCAGTAATTCCATTCTTAGTTGTTTCTTCCAGCACTTGCAACTTACCTACTAAGGTCGTCAGGTCGTGGTTCAATGCGTGTTTAATCTTTGCTACTGCTGTGCTATTCACACCGCGCTCTTCGATTGACTTCTTAGCCGAACCCATTATTAACACATCCTTATCTGAATCAAAGAAGTTGTAAGAATTGAAAAAGCCCGTAACGATACGGGACGATGTGCTAACATCTAAAATATTAGCATCAGCACTTTTAACTGAGTAATGAGCCGACTTCTTATCGACTTCACTTAGTATATTTTTTTTCGCTTCTTCCATTTCTTTTCAAAAATAAATACAAAAACTATTCGCAATTTTTTTTCTTTAATTGATATGATGGTTTGCTTCCTCTACACCTCGCTTCATTACATCGCTTAATATGTTCACCGCAACATCACGACTTATCTCTCCATTTAACACCGCTCTATTCAAAGTGATTATCGTATTTACATTGATGCTGTTTTTTTCTGCTTCTGTTTTTTCGGATTGTTCTTCTTTTTGTTTGTCCTCTTGCAACACTGGCAAATATGAATAGTCAGCAACTAAGTACAACCCTTGTTTCTCTAAACCGAATGCAGCGTTTAAGATGCTCATAAAGTCATCGGCTTGCGGTTGTATTGTATTCTGATAAGTTGATTTAACACCGTTGTTTTTATTCTCGAATGTTGCGCCCTTTGTGCTTGGGAATATATCGCGGTCAGCACCGTAAGCAGCGCATATTGTTTGAAAATCGCTCTCTATGCACTCCAATAGCATCAGGTCTTTAATCGGAAAAGTCATCGGCTGCCACTTCAAAGAACTATTGGTGATGATTTTACGCTTCTGCCCGTCAAATATGCCGTAGCTTTTACTCATTTCACGTTCTATTCTATCGCGTTCCTCTTTGCCTAAAGGTATGGCGCCTCCATCGGCTTGGCTTTCATTGCTTAATATACCTTCTGCACCACGTTCAACTATTAACACATTTTCACTTTTAAGCGCACCAATGATATTCGATAAAGGCAACTGCAAAGAATCAATCTTACTTTGTGATGTTATAAGGTTACCGCCAACTCCCTCATTCTTATATATCATATCGGAAGGCTGCACATTAAAGTAAGTGCCTTGATCATATACCTTATAAGACTTAATAATTCCATCGACCGTTGTTTGATTGTATAGCTTACCCGTTGGAATAACCTCAACATCGCTTGGTAGTAAGTTCCACATTAACGAAGGTAACGCGCTTGGTAGTCCTTTAATCTCGTATATGAAGGCATTGCCAAACACAGATTTAAAAACATAGTATTCAAATAAAAACTCCTCGCGCGTTCGCAAAGGGTTAGGTCTATTCAATAGGTTTAATACCTCATGCTCTTTAATCTCCTCACCAGTCTTTTTATCGTATAGCTTTATATCCATGTTCTTAAACATATCGGCTAACTGGTTGATTACAGATTGAAGATGAGGAATAGTGTTATAAATTCTTAGTTTATTTTCCGTATCAATAAGAATGGGGTTCTTACGGTCGTATATTGAGGTCGAGTACATACCGTTGAAGGTGCTAAGCCCGAACATGCGAGCCACTAAATTAGATACATAACTCATTTGAATAATTTTTTTTAAAATTAATTATAAAAGTAATCGGTAATTTTTTTTATTCAAAGATGTGCGGCAGTAAGGCTTGTATGAAGTTCGCCAGTCCAGCCATCGCATC